CATAAATGTCCATCACAAATTGGAATTGTGGTTGTGTTGAAGTTGTAGATGATACTTCAAATAGCACATCACTATTAGCCATTCCAGGTGATGTAGGTTGTTGTGTTATTACAATTGCCATTTTACTTAGTCGGTAATGTTCCGTAATTAGTTTCTATGTTGTTTGCTATATCATAAGCTGCAGCGTCAGCTATTTTTTGTATATTTTGGTTCATTGCTGCTTGTAGGGATACATCAATGAATGGTTTTGGTTTCTTGAATCGTTGTCCTCGTTTAGCAATACTTTTAGCTACAGCCCAAGCAAATTGTTGTGGTGTCATTGCTGCTGGAACGTTAATACGCTTTAATCTAATCCAATCAGCAATCGCTTGAACAGGTGGCATTCCACCTGCCCTACGTTCAGCACCATCATCAACGTAAATACCATATTGTTTTAATGATATTGGATATGTAATTACTCCATTAGCATCCTTTTCAGGTTGAACTCTAATGCTTCTTACTAAGTTACCTGTTACAACAGAATTGTTAGAATAAAGCCTTTCAACCATCTCTTGGGTGGCAAGAGTGGCTACATCACTTATTTCAAGTTCTAACGTTGGGTATTCTGTTAATTCAGACATTATACTTCAGGGTAAAAACAATAATTAAATATTCCTGCTTCTGATAATTGGATTGATGCTACCCACCCGTATACTCTGTCATTAAATGCTTCGTTAACAGGGACTATATTAGCCATTGTAGCTGTCATCCAATTTGTATTATTTACAGGACCATAATTAACATAAGACAATACATCATACACATATAATTCAGTGCGTGATTTAACTTCTAATGGTGATTCGTTACTTAGTTTAGGAACATCTAACGAATATAATTCAAATGTTAAGGTGCGTGTTTGATTTTGTAAACCAGCTGACGCTAATGGACGTAGAAACATAAATGGATATTTGATGTTCTGGGAATTAGCATCCAAATAATCAATAGCACCTTCAGCAAACATCTTTGTTGGGATATGTGCTGTAGCTGCTGCCTCGAATGTTTCTACTATTTGTTTATACGTTTTCATTGACTAACTTTTCTACATATTGTCTATTAACCATATATTGGGCACAAATGCGGTCCATAGGGCGATTTGATTTAACATCATTCAAAATACGCTTATCCATTGGAGATAAGGGTGATGCTGATGTTACTTTAGTTGCCTTTAATTTCTTATATTCTGTTTTTGCTTCCATATTTTGTGAACCGACTTTACCTAATTCGGTTGTATTTTCGTTCGTTTGCTTTTCTAATTCGTTCATCTCTTGCATTTTTATCTTGTTCATATGCTAAATAATTCAAAACGAAGACGAAGTTTAATTCAGGTATTGATTTATCGCCTGTGATTGAAAGGATGGATGTTGAAGCGAGGTAATGAATTGTAGCAAACCAACCCCAATGTTCATTGAAGCCATCTGTTTGTTCATCTTCTCCATCACTTTCATCGCTTGCTTGTTGTCTAGGGAAGAGAGATTCGAACCTATTGAGAATGAGGTTCCTACTACTAAAAAAAAACTCATCGCACCTAATGCTAATGATGCTGGAATGACAGATAGTTTTTCAGCGTTCTCACCTCGCTTACTGCTGTCATATTCTTCCACCTCATAGTATTTGAATAAGTTTTCTGCTTCACCTAAAGCAATCTTATATTTATTTTTAAATGCCCATTTAATACCTTTAAACCTATGTTTTGTAATAGGACGATATAGTATAGCCATTATTTCTTCAATGTTATCATGTGGTTTACTTGACAGCCTCTCTAAGTCCACATACTCACCCAACGTTAAAGAGGTCATCGATTTAAACCCGTATAAAACACCATCTAACTCAAATATTGGGTAGAATGATGGTTCAAGTTCGTTTAATGATTTTAATACTGCCTCATATACTTGCTTTAATGCTATTGGTGTATATGATTTTACTTCATCTACCTCCTTATTAGATAGTAATGAAATCAGTTTAATCATTTTATCTGTTTGCTCTAAATGCTCATTAGCAACAAACGTTTTCCAATGTTTTAAGGACAAATAGTCCGGTATCTCTAATTGTATTTCCATGTTAATAAATATGTATGGGTTCAAAAATTTCCACGATACGACCAATATAAAAAAAGCCCCAGCAGAACGCCAGGGCTAATAGAGGAAGAACAAGAGAAATAAACAATGACAAAATATGGATCAACCTTCCTCCGTTAATACATATTTTAATTGTATAATGGTGTCATATATTCAATCCAAACTTGTTCTTGTTCCTTATGATTGACGGTCGCCTCTAATATCTTGAATTCTATATTTTTATGTCTAGATAAATTAATCCATAATGATGATTGTTTTTTACCTGTAGGATTTTTAATACCATATTTGTGGTCACTTATTCTCCTATTTACCTGTTTACTTTCACCTACATATAAACATGTTTCACCTGAGAATATTCCATATACACCTTTTAATTTATATCTCCAGGTATTATGTTTTTTATGACAAGGTGAACAAATATAGTCTTGATTTTTTACCATTGAAGGAGCCAAATTACTAAATTTATCCTTACATTTTCTACAAGTATACATTATCTCATTTGATTAGATGCATTAACACTACCACCAATATACAATCTACTACTTGGACCTCCAAGTCTTCTTGATTCATTACACAACATAAGTGACATAACACAATCATCGTAATAACCACTTGGTGCATTGAATGTTAGTGTTCCTGTTGGTCCTGTCTTGTAACTATAAGCATTTAATTCATTATAGAGATGAGGAAAGAATTCTTTATTAGGTAATTCTAAACTACCTTCCTGGATATCATAGATTAGATTTCTAATACCTGCTGCCTTGTTAGAATTGGTTGTATTCCAACCTTTTAGTTTGCGTGCTTCCTTACTGAGCATCTCAAATACGGGTAACCCAACTCCATTAGTCTCTGTGTAACCACCTGTGATGCGATAGGGTCGTAATATGTTGATGAATTGGTTTGCAATCTCTGCATAAGAGGAGCCATTGATACGCTCAACTCTACAAACTCTTCCTGATTCATCCATAATGGTGAGTACAGAGTAATCATGTTGCAAGCCGAGATCAATCCCCGCATAATATCGTTTGTTAGATTGGTATTGTGTCCATCCATTTAAAATACATATTGCATCAACACCACTGAAAACATCATTACCTGATTCACTAAATTCAGCTAAATATTCTTGTTTGTATATCTCTGGTGGTAATGATTTACTTTGTTCAAGTATAAAATTGTCATCTATATGCGGGTTATCTGTGGATATACCACGGAACGAAATGTAATCACTACCTCCGTTGCTACCCTTTAGGTATGCGTTATAAAACCAATTTTTAGACTTAGGAGTGCTAATGATCAAACATTTCTTACCAAGCGCTGACAATGTAGGGTAGATAGCTTCCTGCATTGCTATTTCTTTTATAAACGCTGCTTCATCAACAACCATGTGGGAAAAAGAGAAACCACGAATTGAATCATAGCGTTCAGCTGATAAGAATTGTAATGTCGAACCATTAACAAACTCCATAGTCAAATCTGCTTTATTCGAATGCTTAATTATTTTATGTGCTGCATCGAATAATTCTTGAAATACTTTCTTTGATTGATTATAAATAGGAGATATCCAAGCACCTTTTTGTTTAGGTGATTGTAATAACCAATATAACATTAGGTTTTGTCCTAATAATGATTTACCAAATTGTCTACCAGTAGAAACAACACCAAACTTATGTTCGCTATCAGCAAAGTTATCTATTATGTTTTTTTGCCCTTTGTGCGGCGTGAATAAAGTTATCTGCATTCTCTCTTTTGCTCGTTTTGTATACTACTTCGTTATCAGGACTAAACACAAGATAAAACCTTTGTTTATCATGCATTGTTTCAAATACCTTATAATTCTTTTCCATAGCCAGTATCTTGTTCTCCCCAATTTAATTCGATATTACCATCTATCTTAGCTTCTATCTTATCAATATCATTACCTGTATATTTAACAATTTGATCGATTGCTCTCTGTCTTATTTTAGGATCATCATCAGCTAATAGATTGAATAATTCATCCATAGCTGGAGATAGCATTTTACTTAGTTTTGCTCTCCAATTCTCCTCATAACGTTCCCTTGCCATTGACCAATACGCATGATATTGTTGTTCACTTTTATCACCGTATGCCTCATGACAGTAAGCAATCCATTCGCGTTGTAAACACGGGGATGACGCGTTATAACGCATGTCCAAACATTGGTCAACGCGCTTATTGATTTCTGCATTTGTTAGCTTAATTCCCGCCATAATATTGTATATTAATTATATATACGTATCCTTATTCTTCAAGCAATCGTTTAATTTGTTCTAAACGATGTTCAGCAAAATATAGTTGTTGTTTTAGTTCGGTATTCTCATTGATTACCTCCCATAGACGTTCTGTCATTTCCTTACTCATAGGAATTGGTTTATTACCTGGTTTGTCTTCAGGTGGATTACCACCATCATAAAAATATCCCATTATTGTGCTGGCTTTACTGTTGCTGTTGTATCTAATAAATGTTCCAATCCTCTCTCCTTAGCATATTCTTCTGTCATCGCAATACCTAATGCGTTAAATAAAATACCCATTTCCTCTAATGTTGC